TACCACTGCTGATCATAGAAATACAATCTTTTTCACCTTCCACCACATATAATGTCCTACTTGGGTCATATTTTACCATCATGTGCCAAAATGGAAAAACAAACGTAGCTGCGTGACCCTTAACTTGCTTCTTCTTATGCCATTTTATATTCACAAGCTGGCCATCGCCATTCAAGTAAGGAAAAACGAATCCATTATCCCAACCAACAAACAATTTCTTAACAATCTCACGATTCCAGGGTAATCCTTCTGTAAATCGCTCAAAATTCTTTAATAAAGCATCATTTGCACTAAAGACCATCTCCTGTTTGCTCTCATCGAGAACATCTGGCATCGACCATGACTTAACCTTCTTCTTAGAAACGACCATCTTAGGCAAATTAGAGGTACTTTCTCCGACCAACTCTGCAAATTTTACTGCATTTCCCTTAATTTCACACGCATGACAGTAAAAAGCACCTTCTTCGTTAAAACTAAAGCTTGGCTTCCGATCATCGTGGAATGGACACAATCCTAAGAACTGACCAGAGCTGGTTTCCTTAATTCTTTCTACATGCTTTAAGAAAAGATCGGTCATTTATTCTTATTTCGTATCTGATACCCAGCAAAATACCACCAGCCATTACCACCTTCTTTAAATAGCTTATCTCTATCAGCTAAATACTTCTTATTATTTATATCACCAGTATAAGGCCAGCCATTCTTCCAGTCTCGCCAATCCTCATCCCAGTAATCTTTAACTTTCTTTTCTGGCATCTTTTCTTTCCCTACGTTTCTTAGCTTTATATTCAGCGATCGCTTTTCGCTTTAACATCTTCTGTCTCTTACGAACTTTTGCAGCTTTATTTGGCACGAAATACTCTACCATATATCTCTACAAAGAATGCGCTTAACATTATTAGACCAAAAGCCAATAATGCTACACCCACACCTAAACAAAAAACCGAACCAGCTACTTTTACTATTATATCAATCATTGTATCTCCTTAGAAAACTGACCATCCTTAAATATGTGTCCAAACTGTTCATATAAAGACGAATCTTTTTGTGACCCAATAGACAAATAACTCTTATTTCTATCTGATAAAATCTTCATAACCTCTTTAAGGTTAAATTTTTCTATTAGCTTAAAAAACATTGAAAGTGTAGATTCAGAAATCTTTGTTACTTGATCCCAGCCAGCGCCATCTTGAATCTTATAATACAAATCGCCCTCGTTAATTATATTGTTAATTATATCAAAGTGCATTTTGTTTGCAGTCGTTGGTTTTAAAAGACCGCTAGTAAAAGATTCATTGTGTATATAGTTTGGGAAATACTGTATAATTTCATTAAATGAGTCAGGTATTTCAAAATATGTTTTTTCTTGTTTCGCCCTAACTTTAAGTTGATATCTTGACAAATTTAACACATTACGATCAAAGTCATAATAATCAAAAATTGGCATCCACATCGCAAGGCATCCACCAATAGTTTTGAAATCAAACCATTCACCCCTTACCCTACCATTAGCAAGTGTGCTATGTATCATTTTCTCAGCCTCACTACTAGTAAAAATACTTCCCAGAACAAAAAGCTCTCTTGGATTTGCTGTCTGAAGTCCAGACAACCTTTCTTTAGGTTCTTTTGTTGTCCATCCAATCTTAATATATTCTACACGAAACTGACCATTTTTTGTACGATATTGACCAGGTACATCCATTCTTCCATGATACGGAAGTGCTTCAGCTATAAAATACACATAGCCATTATCAGTTTTCATCTTCTTCCTCTGGTTTTGTATAAAATTCTGCGAAAGCTTCGCACTCACTGCATGTAAACGTTGCAACGATACCATCACCTTCAAGACAATAATCCTCGTAACTAAAGTCTGCGCCCCAGATCATTTCACCCTGACAAAACCAGCAATTCATCATATCTCCTTGTGCAACTTCTCTAATTCCATGCAAGCTTTAAACACATTCCATCCCCAGTCCAACTGAGACTTCCCCACAAAATGATGCGAGAAATTTCCGCTATTCTTATCTAGCTTTAAAATCATCGCTGATTCTATCTTCGCCTTTGGCTGAATCTCTAAATACATTTTTCGATAAGCTGCCAATTGACAGGTCATTTCTGGGTAAATACCCTTGCTCGTTTTAAAATCACCCAGCACCAAAGACCCATTGATCCTTGCAATAAAATCAGCAGTACCACCTACCTTATATTTTTCTGATACCATCTTTAATTCAATCGCTTCGTACTTAGGCTTAGTCATCTTCTTCCACTCTAGGTATCCTAAAAAAGCATTCTCGGCTTTCTCTATCTGCTCTGCTGAATAATCAGTCATATCAGCTTTCTCGCCTTTTATATCACACTCACATAGATAGTGAGCCAATGTACCGATCGCACCAGCTTCCTTCAATACCGCATCTGGGTCATCACCAGCCAATGCAGTCCTTCTGGCCCAGGCGACCAATATGTTCTTATTCCAACCCAGGTTATTAAGAATGGTTGTAACACCTTTAACCCTTGTTCCGTCTTTTAGCTTATAAGCTGTATGCGCTTTCGTCTTTGCCATTTTTCACCATTATAGCAAGCAGTCGTTTCTTCAACGCTGTGCTATCCTTTCCTTCTTGTGTTCTTTTTCTAATTAAATTCTTATAAACCTCTACCACCTGGTAATAACTACCCTGCTTCGTTACCAATTTCGACCCACCTTTCAAGTTGTTCTCGTAATGCTTCATTAACTATATCAGACACAGGCACATCTTTTACCGCATGTTTGATCTTTATTGCTTTCCACACATCCAACTCTAAGGCACATGAAAATGTCTTAGTCTCTATTTCCGCTCTTGTAAAATCTTTGTTTAGCGATGGCTTTAATCTTCTGATTAATCTTTCTTCTAAGTTTCTTGCTTCCGTTAAACTATTCATCTTACGATACTTAGCAGTCTTGTGTTTTTTATCATGGCGACAAACTCTTCTGGGTACATCCGTAGAATGCCCTATATATATAAGACCTTTTTCATCGTATAAAGCATATAGTCCTACAAATGGCTTGTGTAAAGAGACTCTAAAGGGTTTCCACATTATTTACCCCAGATCTTCAAGCTCACCAACACGCTCATTATTCCATAATTAGATAGATCAAGAAATGAATCCTCTAGTGGCTCACCATCTACCGCACTTGCTTTACGCATAATTAAATTCTTTGCTCTTTGTATCTTATCGTGCATTCTAAACCATAGACCATAAAGAGATAGCTGTACTTCCTCTTCCGTTTCTAATCTTGTACCAACCGATATATTCTGTGAACCATAATCATGCTGCTTATGACAGAATAACTCGTACTGCTCTCGTTGTATCTCTTTAAATCTTTTAGTCATTAAAGGATATTCTTTTTCAATCTTTTTTATAATATCATCTGCCATGTAACCATCTCCATAATCTTAATAATCGTTTATTATCACTAACTCTCAATAGCCAATCAACATTTTCTGCTTCTTTTTCACTTCTGTCATCCTTGAAGTATCGATACAGGTATATAAAATACCATTTCATTTAAACCATCCCCACTTCGCACGATAGTATTCTATTAAATTCTTCCAGGGTCTTGTATAAGCCATATTAGACTTTCGCTTCATTATATTGTAATTCCTTCCCATGATCTGATGTTCTTTCTTATAAAAATCACAGATAAGACCTTCGATCACTGGGTTTGTATAATGTTTATTACAGATATGAATACCATGTAATGTATTGCTTGCCATTTGCGTACAGAATTGACATCTTTGCATAAGTTACTCCTCGTATGGTTCACTAATCATTTCTTCACCACATTCCTCGCAGTACCAGTAGGTATTATATTGATGCTCCTCTGCCCCATAATAAGTTTCACCCTGGACTATATCAGATATATTATGCTCACAAACCTCTGCGCTATGTAACGGTTCTGAGGATGAGTGGCGGTTTAATAGAGAAAGTAAACCATCACACAGCGCATCGTAAATATAGGCGAGTAGATCAACTACCCAGCGCCAACCAAGTATTATCGTCTTTTCCGTCTCGCCTTTTTTTGTTTCAAAGGACATACCGTAATCAATGAAACAAAATTTGGATGTTTTGCAAATCCACATCTAAGTTTTTCCTGTTTATCATAACCAGCAAAAGCACATTGTCTGCCCTCTATCAGAGGACACTTTTCAAACACCTTACCCAATCGTCAAACGTCATAGAAACAAATGTAATACCTCTATCTTCTCTATACATCACCACATCACAATTACCGAGATTTAACCATTTAGGTATAGACCTTCTACGCTTGGCTTGTATCTTGATTCCATCTGCTAGAATGTCAACATCTGGCGCTTCTCCCATTGACCTACCATCCGACCCCCACGCTCTTTTGACCTTTTCAAAGCCAGATTCTTCAAGCTTTTTTACTAGCTCATTCTCGTAGCCTGTGCCTTTTGCTTTACTGTTCATTAAAAGGGTAGCTTGTCGTCATTTTCAAAGCTGACATCATCTGCTTTATCTACCACTCTTTCAAAGGTAACAGACTCACCGCTATTCTTCTCTACCCATTGAACTTGTTCCAGGTAGCAACTGATAGATTGCTTACCATTCATATCCCACACCTTTGGTTTGATCACTACATTTATCTTGTCACCACCAAAAGGGCAATCGCTAGTCACTTGACCATCGCCATCATATATCTTTGGAAAACGCTCAATACCTTCTGTGCTATGTATCTTGTTTTTAAAACTGGCAAGCTTGACACCTTCATCTTCTTTTAAGCCATTGATCTTTTTAACACCAGTTTGTGCAATTAACTCTTTTTGTAGTTTAGCCAACTCTTTATTGACTTCTACGGTAACACTATGACCAGAGTTATATTCTAGATCTGGTTTAAGTAAATGTGACCATTTTACTGTAAGATTCTTTACAATGATTTTATCCATCCTCACAGGACTTTTCATGTTGCCTGTGCTTTTATTTACTGCCATAATAGACTCCTATTGTTTATTAAAACCGCTACTAACATCAAGACAAGAACTATCTCGATAAAATAATGCTTTATATACCACCATAAATCACTCATCTAATCACCTCATATTCTATGTTTAATGTGTCCAGCTTTCGGCATACCTCGACGATAAGGTGCTGTCGATGTAATTCAGATTGACTTGTAATGTCGAAGGCTAGATTAAAAGAAGGGTCGCTAGGTGTTGTCGCACGAAAGGAAGCGCCTAACGACCCTATGTAGGAAAGGAAATCTCGTTTGATTAATTTATCGCTTGATAGTATTCTGACTTGGCTCATGGTATGTGGATCATGTTAAAGTCTACTTAAATAGAGGTTTTTCAAATAAAGACCTCATCATAAGTAACATCTATGTTAAAAGTTCGTAATGTATGTAAAATTTTGTTTGCCTGATAATCCTGTAGCCTTCTTTTGCCATTAACGATCTGGTGAAGCAGCGTATGATTTATTTTTGATTGCTTCGCTAACCAGAATAGGTTTCTTTGGACATTCGGCCGATCTAAAACCTCTTTTATTTTTCTTTGAGGTGCTATTGGCGTATCAATTTTTGGTCTACCCATGTAAAATGTTTCCTTATTTGGTAACAAATATTAAAACAAATATAATTTATGTGCAAAGAATATTTACAATTAACATAATAGTTGTATAAATGTAATATCTGTTATAACTTTTAGTCGTATAACTAATGAGGATTAGTGAAGATGGCTAAAATTACACAAATAAATGATGATAAATATCTTATAAAGTATATTCCAGAGGGATATAGACAATTATATAAAAATCCTTACCGATCTATAACAATTAATGGTAGGGAAAAAGCATATACTATATATAATGATGCAAGTTTAATTGAAGAGCGTGACCGTATTAGCTTGAAATTAAGTGGTAAGATCAACTCAACAAATATTATAATTCCAGAGCTAACTATCGGTGTTATATTTAAAGCATTTAGGGTAAATGCAATACCTTATAAGCAATATGCGGTTAAAACCATTAAGCGCTACGAAGCATTAATGAGTAAATTAGAAAATGACTTAGGAATGGATTTTCCATTCTGTAAAATTAATTATCCTTTCTATTTTAAGCGCTACGGAAACCCTAATAAGAAAAACTCTGGTCTATCAGACTTGCGATGCTTAAACCATATCGGTAATTGGACTAGGGAACAGATTTCTGAGGGCAATATTAGGGGTACAATCAACGCAAAACCAATAAAGCTACCAAAGGCTACCAAGAGCAAAAAGAACGCTTTAAAGCCTTATCAGTTAGATATGATATTTGAGCATAAAGATATATGTCCTATTACAAAAGCTATCATCGAACTTTATATCTTAACTGGGTGTCGTATTAGTGAATTGTGTAGACCAGACTTTACTTGGAATCAAATCGATATGGAAGGCGAAGTCGCTTATATTAAGAACAAAGGGCATAAAAAAGAATTTGATACTCCCCTAGAGATTCCTTTTTTAAAAGACCATCATCAGCGATTGATTAAAATCATTAATGATCACTTTAAAACTATACACGATGAAGCACATATCTATCCGATTCCTATAAGTTCAAAGAATGTTTACGATAGAATCGTAGTTGCAAGTGATACTGTCGGTTTTAAGTTCACACCGCATGACTTTAGAGATACTTCTGCTACAATTCTATTAAGAGAATCTGGAAATATCTATGCAGTAAAAGAGCATTTAGGTCATGCAAATGTAAAAGATACGGAAGATGCTTATGCTGATTGGATTATGGATGATAAGAGAAAATCATCAAACTCTATAGTTAAAGGATTGAATCGATTAACTTAATTGCTCTATCAGTTTTATATTAGTGTCGTAGACTCCAAACGCTACCTCTTTAAACTGTAGCGAATCATCAGACATTCGCACATAGTAATAGGCAGAATCATCATAATATAAGAATTTATCGTGTGGGCCATATAGAGCAGTTCTCATTGTTTCTAAGCTTGTTTTATAACTAGAACTAACAAACTTTAGATTAAAATTCCAAAACTTCTTACCATCATGTCTTTTATTTGAATACTCTACGCCACCTTGACTGGTGAGTATCTTATTCCCATGTATCTTACCCTCTGTTCCAGATAATTCTACATTGGTTAAATTTAGTTTTGTACCAAGTATTACTTGCGTTACTGTAGCTACCGCCTCTTCGTGCGCTGACATATACCAATATCGTTCAGCATTTCCTAATGTCATATCGACATCAACATTCCATCCAGCGGTAGTAGCGTTAAAGGTCGCTCTTTCTGTAGTAGAAGAATTATTAGATGCGCTATTTGTATATATTCTAAATCCACCATCATCGGCTGCGGTAGAGTAATAAGCGATACTATCGATTTTATCGATTGATCCACTTCCTTTATCTACTCTAATTGTAGCATGTTGCGCAGTAAAATTCGCTGCTGCACCTAAGTTCCCATCAACCAATCGCTCATCATTGGTTACTTTACCTGAGTTAGAAGTGTAAGACCCACCACCGTCAGGAATAGAACCACTGTCTACAGATGCAGATGTCTCACGACCTTCGGTTGGATAAATAAAATACTTTGCCATAATTATACCTCTTTAAGAAATAGCGCCTACTTCCCTTACCTTAATTTTTAGTTTACCTGGAGTGCGTGATAAATAAATAACCATAAAAGCTTTATTAGTCCAGGCAGATCCAAAAGCTTTCTCTGGATACATATCACTATTATCAAATGTGACTATATCCCCTACCTCAATACCTATATGCGCTGGGTTAATTACCTCTGCTTCTACTACTAGCTTTACATTAGATACTAAATATCCGTAATAATTAGCAAATCCATCATTCGGACTGCCACCAGTAAGATCGGTAGCGCCTACTGTACCAGCATCATTTTGCACAATATAGTCTAAGCTGACTTGTTCAATATTTTCTTTTGCTGCAATATTATAATTAGTCCTAGTAGTGCCATTCGTACAAGTCTGAGAATTTATATAAGTACCTTTACCTGGGTTTCTTTCATAATTTACTTCAAACTTGCTCACCAGATCACCAATAGAAGTATTACTGACTTTAATATTAGCCAGGTCATCTTTTGCTAATGTATAATCAGCGCTACTATATGAATCTTTTACATAAATATATTGTGGACTATCATCTGCTTTAAAGCGAAAAGCAAAGCCACCTTCAAACTGAATCTTCTCTAAGGTATCTTTAAGTAACTTTGGTTCTAATTGCCAAAATCGTGCATACCATTCTTTATTAGATTGTGATCGAGCTGTATTTAATCCAGAATAATTATCTGGTGTAGAAGTAGTAACGCCAGCATATCTTATTAACATATCTCGATGTATATCGTGAATGTAAGTTATAGCTGAATCATCCCAAGAATTAGTTAAGCCATCATTACCAGAGTATATTGTATCTAAACTTAATTCAGCTAAACCAGCAGCCATAGGTTCAGAGCCAAAATCTTCTTCTATTGTAAAGTAAAGATACACATCATTAATCACACAAGTTGCTTGCGTAGAGCCAGACGAAAGACTGCTAAATTGAAACCTAAGATTAAGGTCGTCAGGCAGTCTATCATTATTGGACTGTATAGCTGATAAAATATTAGTGTTAGTGCTTACAGTTAAAGTTCCTGTGCCATTAGACCCTTGCGATAAAATAGTCGTATCAGAACCAAAAGAGCGATGATATAAAACCGACTCAACACCAGCAGCGTGATTAGCCACTGTAATTGTTGCTGCTACTCTTAAACTAGCAGATGTAAAATGACCACTGATTGAAGGTAACTCATAGTTTAGATCAGCAGTTTGCGCACCACCATTAGCAGTAAAAGTAGATGAGGTAGCTCCATCAGACTGGTTGGTGTTTATTGAATTTCCAGTATTAGAAAAGTTTGTTGAAGAAGAAACAGCCTTTGGTCTAAACTTATAAGTTCTTTTTAATTTTCCTTTTATCTCAAAAGCATCTTTACCATCTCTTGTAACCGTTGCTGCATTATTTTCTTCAAGGTGTGTGTAGACATCTGCTCTTGAATCATAATAATTAACGACAGATCCACTTCCGTAGCTTTTAGGAGCTAAGAAGTAAAGATTGTTGCCAGAGTTACTTGTTCTAGGTGATGGAAAGACTGCCTTATCAGTCATAAATACATTATTATTTGCGGTAACTGAAGTTGCTATAGTTCCTGTATAGTCACCATAAACTACTGGCACATAGACACCAGTGGTACTTTTGTCTACTGGTAATTCTATACCATCCCAGGGTCTTTTAGCAGCCATTTGCATTGTAATGGCATCACCGTCATAACTTAGATCTAAGATACGAAACGTACCAACCACTACTGGATTATCAGCACCAATTTTTATAGAGGTAGATACACTTCTATTAATGTAGTGATTAGACCCACCAAAGAACTCTTCAGAGATAGGACTACCATTGTATTCAAAATCAGCTATTGTTAGTGTGATATTTGATGTGTTGGCTTTTGATCTGACAATATCAAGGCTTTCACGAATACTTGGATTATTGGTTATAGCACCATAATAAAAATTAGAGCTATAAGTCACATCGGCTAGTGCTAAATATAAATTACCGCCAGAGTGTGTAATATTGAAAAGCCAATTCTCTTCAATCCCATGTGCATTTTGAGAACCGTTAAAACTTAGGCTCATGCTAAATTAAACCTTGCTGCTTTTTCAATGGCTGGAATAATATGATCTACAACTGTTTCATCTACCATTGGTGCAGAAATATTAACAGTCATATTATTACTCTGACCTGATTGATTCATTTGATGTAGTTGGTCTAAGCCAATACTTTGCACCGCCTCTCTGCGCATAACAAACTCGCCTGCTTGAGCTAGTATAGGTACATTATCTCTACCTTGAACCATACCACCCCCAGCAAAAGCTTGTACGCCTTTATTTGTAATTGCTCCACCAGTGTGAGCTTTGCCAAATATGCTAGTAAATACTGTATCTAGCAATCCAAATCCAGCTTTAGAGGCTGACAGTGGGCCTTTAGCAAAAATACTTAATAACGAAAATGAAATTGCTTGAGCTGCTAATTCAATTCCAATAGATTCTAACGCATTCACTACAGCATCTCCAAAATTCTGACCTTCTAAAGTAGCTTTAGCGATATTATCACTAAATTGTTTAAAAGCTCTTGCTGAAGCTAGAATCCTTGCTGGGTCAGGTGGGTCTATTTGCACAAGTGGTGCGGTGGCGCTTAATTCAGCTATAGTCTCGGTAAGTCTTTTATATAAATTATCTTGCTCAGTAAGCATGGCAACTAGAGAAGCTAAAGCAAGGAAGTGTTCTGCGGCTTCTTTAGATGCTTCTGAAGTTGCTTGATTGTTAGTGCCTATAGAGTTTGCCATACCTAAAGCTCCAGCTTGAACTGCATTCATTTCTTGCTTTAGCACATCTAATAACAATGCTGCATTTTCAACGCTTATACTAACATCATCAATTCTTGGCTCTCCAATAGGCTTTCCAAAAAGGAATTCTTGAATTGTCTTAACCTCTCCACCAAAATCTTTAAATTGTTTAGTTAAACCCTTATTCCCTTGTAATAACCTTACCATAGCTTGATTTATGTTATCAATATTTTCTTCTGTTTTTTCTGTAAAAACTATAGCCTCTAAAGCTGATAGAGCTTTTGAGTCAACTCCAATTTGCTTTAAATGCGCAAGCATTTTTTGAGCTTCAGTTCCAGTAAATTGCTGGAAAAAAGTAATTGCATCGTCTGATAATTCTTTAAGTTGGCGTGAAAATCCTTTTAAAGCTGGTAGCATTACAGCGCCTACTTCAGCAGATAGTCTAGTTAAGCTGTCTTTCATATTAGACATCGCACCTTCAAATGTTCTTGACATCCGATCGGTACTACCAGCAATTCCGACTGCTGGATCTTGTAATGAACTTATTAAAGCCTTTCTAAATTCTGGTAAAGTAGTAGTAGATAAGTCAGTTAAACCTTGAGAAGATTTTATTATATTTAATATACCACGCTCTCGCAAAATATCAGCAGCGCCAGCGCCACCAGCAAAAGCTCGGCCAAAAGAATTAGCAGCTTCTGTAGCAGTTGTACCCATAAATGCTGCAAGGTCTGTAACTGGCTTAATTAATGCTTCCGCATCTGATCCAAATGCTTTTAACTGCGCACCAGCATTTACTACATCTTCTAAGCTAAAAGGTGTAGTTGCTGCTACTGCATTAAAAGTGTCAAAAGCTTGATTTGCTTTTACTACCGATCCAGTTAAACCTACTAATCGTGTTCTAACTTGTTCAAATTTTGAAGCATTACGAACAAAAGTACTAGTCATCTTAGCTGCTGCGCCTAGAGCAAATGTAAATAGAAGTATATTATTCCTTAATGCCCCAATATTTCTTCTTAATCCAGAAGTTGCACCTCTTAATTGTTTAGTGGATTTTGTATACCCTTTAGTCGCTGCATCAGCTTTTTTAAGTTGAGTCTCTAGGTTCGTAAACCCTTTAGCTCTGACTTCAATTACAAATTTATTTGCCATTATTCATTTCCCTTGATCGTTTCTCGCAAGCACTAATCTCCTCACTAATAAGACGAAAGATGTCAATGGTCTTAGCATCGGCTTCATGTAAGGTTTTTGCGAGAGGTAAATTAAATTTAGTGGATACAAAGTAATCGTCTATATATCCTTCTATCTCCCTATCCATAAAGAACTTAGGGTTACAAAAGAAATTGAGATTATAATATAAGTTTTGACCTAAAGAGAATTTATTGTGTTTATCTTCTTCAATAATACGCTGACACTCATCCCATATCTCATCTTCAGTAAAGGTAATTACTTTAGATAAAGTTGGACTTTGTGCTTCGTAAGACTCGAATTTGACTGGGTAAAGACTGTTTCCCCAGCCGAAGAAGTTACACCAGGTAGCTACCCTGACTTTGATTTGGTCTTTTTTTTAGTAAGACCTTTATATTCTAAATAGACTTCATTAAGCACTTCATCTATCTGTGCATCGTCTAGGTCTTTTAGGGTTTCTTCTGGATCTTGGAAGGCTTTAGTCATACACCAGTTTAGAAGATCAAAGTAAGCATCTCGTTCTATTTCATCATCCCAAAACACTTTCATTTCCAATCGATGTAATTCTCTACGTTCACCAAAGGTGATAGGGCGAATTTCAAATTCACCATGTGGGGTTTTTATCATAATTCTTTATTAAGTTGTAATAGCAATAAGAGGATTAGTTGATGATGCAAAGAACTTAGTCGATACATCAAGCATCATAGCGTTTGCTTCGTTATAAGCAACACTTGTTATTCTTCCATAACTTCCAATAAAGCCAAAACTACTAGCATTAGCTATCGTAGCGTTATCTGCTACATTTGATACTAAATGAGAATTAGCCTTATGTGCTTCAAAATAATCTGCTGTATTGCTATCATATTTAACGGTTGCATCTAAGGTTACTGAAAGTTCTGGAACAGCTCTGACAATAGCATCTGGGTTACCATTTGTGCTTTGTCCTACAAATTCTGCTGGATTTTCTATATTCAAACTAAAACTTTGTATAACAGAATTTTCAGCGCCAGCTATAGTTCTTTTTACGCCTGCGCTCATTGTAGCAAGTGAATAGTAGCTTGATCCGTAAGCTGTAAAAGCATTAGCTACACTTGGATCTGCTTCATCAAAATTAGATATATATCCAGTCCTAGCTGTTGCTGTAAATTTTAATCTGCCAGACTCATTTGACATATCACCAGTAATGGAGAGGCTAGTAATCGTACAGCCTGGAAAAATCATAGATCTATTTTCATCGCTTGACCCATCATTTGTTTTTGGGTTTACTACAGCGAATGTTAATGTTTTAGTAGCGTCTCCACTTGCGCCAGTTTGCAATTCATCTGGTGTGTAATTATAAGGTACAGTTATTAAATCGCTAGCTACAGTCGCACCACCTAATACGTTACCAAGTAATATTGGAGCAACTGTTTGATCAAATACTCCAGAAAAAGTAATTTCCTTTACAACACCTTTTTCATCTATAAGCACATCGTCCGCATCTGCAACCCTACCACTTGATCCACTCCGCACATCAAACACTTGCGTTAGGTTAAGATTAGGCATTTCAATACTATCTATATTAACTAGATTCATTGGGCCATCTATATCTGCTGTACCTATTACAGCCTCACCCTGTATTGCTAATTGAAATTGTTTTGGGCTAAATGCTTGTCCGTCTAAAGCCATTACTTAGACTCCTTCTTACTATATGTTGCTTTTTCTAAAAAATCTTTGGCTGCTTCTGGGACTTCATCAAGTTCTACAGATTTACCATTATTAAGTGCGTTCCAATCCTCGGTTTTTAAACCTTTATAGCTTCCAAACTGATCTATTGGTTTTATTGCTTTATATTTTGCCATCATTAATACCTTAATCGTTTACGCATAGACCTCTTCCACTAAACATTTAAACTCTAAAGTCGCAGTTAAATAAGAAGGGTGTTCACTTTCTAAATCATAGTTTACAGAATCCAATCTTGCGTTGTGCCAACTGTAAGAATTGGCTGCTGGAAACACTGTAAACGCTAGTCCATTTGCATCAATAACAAACCGATCTAAGCTTGTAATTAATATTGGTCTTCTGATCAATCTTAATTCATCACCATCACTCGTAATGAAATTCCTACCAGCAGAAGTGATAAAATTAGAAAACTCATCAATACTTGCCACATTTGTTCTCAATACTTCTTTCAGTCGCTCTATAGTGTCAATGCGTGTATCTAAACTGCGTTTTTTGGTGTACCTACCACGTTCTTTTTCATTATAGGTTAAAAGTATCGAGTATTCTCTAATCGCTCCATCTGAGCGCAATTCTACAATTTCATCTCTTTGAGGTGTAAGTTGGAAAAATGAGTTACCACGATAGACCTTATCATAACGAATAGGTACATTTCTAAATTCTTGAGCTACCAATAACCTCAAGTTATCTAATACATTTTCATTATAAGTTTTATTATAAGTGATCATACTAGCACATTACAATTAAACATGATGTCTGCTACTTGATAATCCATCTCTTCATCTTCTAATTCTGGCTCATAATTCACAAAACTTATTACTGCATCATTCCATTTATAGCTTGATGAAGGACTGTAGTTTGAATTATTACCGATCAAACGCTTTACTCTATCTGCATAGTTCATTAATTGCTCAAGATTATTACGTCTGCTAAATACACCAGGTGTCCTTCGATACAATCGCAGTAATATACCATAGACTCTAATTTGATCTTCGGTGGTGGGTTGGTCTAATTGATCTTGCACAGGGATAAATCTTAGGAAGAAGTTTCCTCTGTTTTGAAAATCTTTATCGTAATATACTGGAAGTTTATTGAACTCGCCCTTAATTAAGGACTCTAGTGGTTCAATAACATTGGCTCGAAGGACTGAAGTGTACTGTGTTGCCATAAAACATTACTTACGTTTTATAACACGAACTTTCTTCTTTTTCTTCTTTTTCTTTGTGGTTGCGTAACCGTAACCTTTACCTTTTGGCATTCCTATCTCCTACTTACTTGCTCTGATTTAACTGACCCATACTCCTCTGGTTGTCCTACTACAATAATACCCCATTGGTCATTAGTAGTATAGACACCCTCTCCAAATCTTATATACATTCCGTAAGCCAACCCTTGATAATCGCCATTGATCTCTTCAGATTGCACAACCTCATCTATGGCAAGTCCAGTATCATTCTTAACAAATACTGAATATTTTACGGATGTATTCGCTGTACCAGAAGTAAATGTACCCCCAGCAGTAATTTTTACACGCACATCATCGTAATCTACAGAAGGTAAAGCTGTCATTTTAGTATCCAGGATACCGCCTGTAGTATTGGCGTTCAAACTTATCGGTCTAAGCATTCCTTCATTCTTCTCATAGGTTGCTTCGTGCCAAAGCGCATAATCGCCTCTTTTTAATAAGTCTAACATTCCATCACCATCAGGTGAGATATAGCGCTCTTCGATGTCTTTAGACCGTTCTGGGTCTACTGCTCGCATTAAATCTGCACAGGCTAACCCTGCATTGGCATTGATCAGTACAAAATCATAGTCACGACTAGATGCACCTTGATCTTCTGCCTTTGTACGTTTAAATATTGGTCGATTGATATAAGAGCGAATGCGGTCTGCTTGCTCATTGACCACTCGCTGTTTAATGGTGGCCCAGTCCTCTGCTGCTTCATAGACTAAATTATCTGGGTCTACAGAACTATAAACATATAAAGCATCAGCAGCAGAATCAAAATACGCATCATCTGAAGAATCTACAGCTCCCAATGAAGTTTGCATATTCATCTCTTTACCATCAATATAACTTTGCGATACATAACCGCTGTTAAAAGCCACATAAACATTCGATGCGTGACTTTGAAAGTTCTGAATTAAACGCTTGCGATCATAGTTGTCGATATTAGGCTCTACGCCCATTAGGTCAGTTGTAATATTACAAAATGCTTCTAAATATGTTGCCATTATGCCATTCCACTTTGTGTGTCATCAAAATATTCCATGCTATTAACCTCTTCAAATGAACAGACTATATCTGGAATATGTAAACCCTCGATCATCGTCATTAGGTTTGCAATCTTCTTTACACCATTGATGGATATATCATTATCCATATCTCTAGCAATACTTTTTGTTAATAATTTTATTGCTCTCATCTCATCCATCATAGCCTGCATCTGTTCGGATAATGTCATTACTTAAACCCTTTTCGACTACTTATCGTAGCCATTTAGTTACTTGCTCAACAAATTCTTCTGAATTTCCTTTTCCACCAGCATTATAATAATCTTTCCAATAATGCGACATTCCCTCTACACTTGTTGGCATACGTTTAGGTATTCTCCAGTATTTAATACGACAATGCACTATGCCAGCAGCAATATTCTTTTCAAGTATATCCGCCCATAGCTTTTCATCATAAGTTTGCCAATACTTTAGATCTACTACACTTGCTTCAGCACACTTCTGCATTAATTCTGGTCGATGCTTTAGATAGTGGGCAAGATTATCTACTGCGGTTGCTGGTTCTACTTGAAAGAAAGATTTCGCTGGGCCATCATTCATTTGCGTAATATACTCGTAGCGTGATTCAATAATGCCTGTGGCCAGTACCATATCTACCGCACTTTTAGAGGCATATTTTTCACCCATTACGTTGCAAGTACGTTCAATAAGTGAGCGCATTTGCTTAATGCTTACCATTTAGAAGTTTTCTTCAATAAAAGGCTTTACGACTAATTCCCAGGCTTCATCATCTTTTTCATTCTTACTAGCTGATACCGCCCAGTCACCGATCTTTATTAAAAGACCTTTCATACCATGTTTGCGTACAAGACTTCTTACTAACTTTTTTAACATATCATTTTCCTGCTATTTTATAAATACTTTTTTTAACACTTGTCCATAAAAGATCATCCCAAGTAGAGGGTGATAGGGCAACTGCTTTATCGATTGCAAGAATAGCAATTATTGCATATTCCCAATTTTCTACTAAAACTTTTACAAATTCTTCCATATTAACTAGCTCCTTTAATCCATGCGATTAGACTACTAAAAACAAAAGTGATTGCTGCCAGTATGCCAGTAAACCATTGTTGTTTGTTCTCTAAAGAACGTACTCGACCATTCTGAGCCTTTACATCAACTCTGATCTCTTTTGTCACCTCGAAGTGTGCTTGATGCTTCTCTTCTAGGCGTGTCATACGCTCTAATACTTCATCACGATAACTATCTACTTCAGCTCTTTTCATTTTTCGCTTTTACCTTTTAAAAAATTAAGATCATCTGAAATATCATTGATCTCTTTTATAATATCCTCGTGCCTTCTGTCACGAGATTCATCCGAGCGATTCCATCTATTAATGAGCGCTATGACCTTTTCATCTGTCTCATTTAATTTTTTCATTAGCGTTTTTTGGAGGAACATGATTTGACCAAAAAATAAGGCCAAAAGACAACCAACAATACCCCACTCTTGTATCAGTAGTTTTTCCATATTCCCCCTAAAACGATTTATGCCTCGACTGCTGGTTCTTCCAGTTTAGCCTTTAAGCTATTAACAAAAGCCTGACGACCTACCTCGATCTGCTGAAGGTTAAAGCGTGCGCTATCTACCTTACGATTTAGATCATTGATGTGTGCTACAATTAGCTTTTCGTCATCACCTAGGTCGTTGATCTTGTATTCTTTATCATCAAGAACAAGAGTCGGTTCGTTTTGTTTTTCTTTTTTTGACATTTGAACTCCTTTTTACCATTTTACTTTTGCTGACCAATATGCAGCAGAGAATTTTCCTCTTCTGATATTCGCCCTGTGTCTTGCCAAGAAAGACCTTCTTCTGGCCTTTCCTCTAGCTGTCTTTGGATTACTACCAGCGCCTTTAACGCCTTGTTGACCAAATCTTATTAATTTTACCTTTTTCCCTACTTTAGCTAGTACCGCATGACTCTTTGTTTTGTGTCCTGGTGTTCTCTTTGGCTTATTATAGCCTCTAAATTTTTGTCCTCTATAAGTGATTGCCATTATGGTTTCTTCAATCCCATTTTTTGTAATAAGCTTCGTTGCTCTTTAACTTCTTCTTCTAATTCATTAAGATGTTCTTGTTTCATTCCTTGAACATCAGTAGCTAATACTGTAACTCTATCTTCAATATCATTAAGCCTTATAGATATTTCTTGAAACTTCATTTGAGCTTGATACCAAGATCCTGTAACTACACCTACCGCTAACATGGCTTTAATTAAGAAAGCAACGGAGATATGTACTTGAGCATCTTCGCTAATTGCTTTCATACAACGAATCCAATTCCATTTCTATTCTCATTAATAGTGAGTCAACTTCAAATATTTGCTGATTAATCTCTTCAAAATCTTTATTATATCCAGCTATATAAGTATTGTCATCGCAAGACGACACGATCATAAACACATAAACAATACCAACGATGCCAGTAAGGTTAAGTAATGTGTTTAAAAAGTTTTCTACTTTATCTTTTTTAATCATTTCCTCTTGAATGCCAATCAATAGATTTTTTAACATCGTCTGTGGTTAATTCAAGTTTACCATCAAAATCTGCTTTCCAAGCTTTTACTTTTTTGCCATTCTTAAATAAAACTACACTTGGAAAATTTCTTAATCTTAGTTTTCTAACAGTCTCACTTACGTTTTTTGCAGGCAAGATCATCATCTGCGTTCCTAAGTAAGCACTATCACCAGTTACGATAAACTTACCTTGATAAAAGTTTTGTTTGTTATCGTTTGACCACTCAGCAGTAAATCTTACTAAGTGCATCCCTTTGTAAATAGCTCCGTAAAAATTAGAGTCTGTTACCTTTTGTTGACTAAAAGCCAATGTTAGTAATAGTAGCCACCTCATTGTACTGCAATCCTCAAGTCAATAACTTGTTGTTTTAGTTTTTCAATTTCTTCTTGTAATTCTTCAACCATTTCAAAAATCTCGTCTTGGTTTTCACCTAAGTCTCCAACCTGTTGTTTATATTGTTCGTATGATGGACTCCAATTATAATCGCTAATGCCTTTACTTGGATATTCTTGAGAAAACAAAGATACAGGGACAGGTAGTTCTTTGGCTTCCTGTATATCTGCTTGGAGGGCATACCACATTCCGATCAAAGATGCTAAACCAGTTCCAGCAGCGATCATTGTCTGTAAGGATAAAGTAAACTTAGATCCTAATATCTTTTCTTCACTTAATTCTTTAGCCATTAATTTCTTCCTTTTCAACTTCTTCTGGGACTGGGATTCCTAATTTCTTTTCCCATTTATACATAAAAGGTTCAAACGTACCTTGAGCATCTGCTATTAAAACTATTACTGCGACTGTACAATGTAGATAAAACCAAGCCATTAGTTTTTAGTTCCCCAGCTTTCTGTTCTTTCTTGAGCAGTATGATTAAAAGTGTTAGTTTGTGTATTCCCTCTATTTTCTCCACTATTAGAAGATTGTCTTTGAGGTCTTTGGTTATTAAAAGTATCTGGTTGCATTCTATAATGATAGTAATGACTGGGAAATTGTCTGTAGACATACCTTACCATATACTGGTCATTAGTATAGTAATTGACTCTCTTAGCTGGTTTGCCATCCGTCAGTTCTACAATAACCAGTCCAGCTAAAAATCCTAAGAAGAAATATGCAGAGCTTTTAAGCATTTTCAAGTGCCTCTACTTTAGCTGATAATTCTTGTACTGCTTTAATTAAAATTCCTACATATTCAGTATATCTCATTCCATATATGTTCTCACCTGTTTCAACATCATTATCATCTTTTAAGTTATCTTTTATAAGTGGAGCAAAATCTTCTGTAGGTATGCTACTATCTACTAAAACTTTTTCAACTTCTTGAGCTATAAGACCATAGTGCCTTCTTGTTTTACCTTTTTGTTTATAAGATACAGGACGATGTTTATTGAGGAAGTCTAATCCAAGCTTTGAATCTTCAACGCTTTCTTTTAGTCGTGCATCAGAAGTTTGTATTGTTCCGTTTGTAGCATATATATCATCATATAATTTGCTTGACGTTCCTATATCATAAGAATCATTATCTCTTGCTCTAATATTTTTAGTTTCTGTTATTCCTTGTATAGAACAAGTGCCAGGAATTTGTATAGTTCCGTCATCTTCAATAGTCATATTGTCTGCTAAATCTCCACCATTCGCTCTTGTTTGGAATATTAAAGAACCACCATAATTACCACTTGAAGTTGATGTTCTTGTTCCAACTATTGCTGAAGTAGATGTTACACTACCAGTTTGCCATTCTTGTCTAAATTGTATTCCTGAGTTTTGAGTACTACCAAAAGCTGTGGTATCTTCAATATATAATTGAGCAGACCTTGCACCACTTGTATTAATAGGTGCAGCTTTAATATGTAAAGGCGCAGTTGGAGCAGTAGTCCCAATTCCGACTTTGCCATCTTTATCTATTGTCATCCTTGTGCCTAAATTACCTCCACTATTGGTGATAAATTGCAAATCTCCAGAAGCGCTTGTAGCACCAGTAGCATTTTTAACATTACTATGTATGTATGCTAAAGTATCTGTAGAGCCAACTCCAGTTGGAGTAGATGTTTTTCTATTGAATGAATATCCACAAATCCTATTTTGAACATTGTCTGTTCTGACTGACACATAGGCGTTTTCATCATTTGCTTTACCAAATCCAGCGACCATTTCTGCACTTCCATGAACATCAAGCTCTACTGCTGGTAAAGCACTACCAATTCCCAATCGTCCTAATACAGTCATATAATTATCAGGAAGTGTAACCATGCCATTTTCATCTATTGTTATAAATGGTGTACCTGATGCTCCAAGAGTAGAACCTTTACCAATAGTTAGCTTATCCTCAGAGTCATCAATCCCTATGTGAAAGTCTATTGCATTACCAAGAATTTGAAGTTTTGCATCTTCAGCACCATCATCACCAATAAATAAAGTAGGTGTTGTTCCAGCAATTTGTATATTTCCATAAAATGTAGAGGATTGGTCTCCACCAAATTCAACTGCTCGTGAGCCACCACTTGCTAAACCTAATTGATTATCTGCTGGACTATACATTCCTGAATCTGTGTTATTTGTAAATGAAAATTCAGGAGCAGAAGCAGAACCATTTGCACCTCTAATAACTCCAGCGAATGTTGCAGTACCATCTATTGCTGAAGCTCCACTAATATCTAAGGAAGTTGCTTCAATCTCACCACTTGCTTTCATTGTTACACCATCACCACCAGCAACTCTAAAAATTATTTGGTCATCTGTGCTAAACTTAATTTGGTTATCTGCATCTCTACCAGCTACTAAACTTGCATTTAATATTGAGGTTAGAGTTGTTTGTGTAGCACCTAAAACAAAGTCTAATGTGTTGTCACCATCTTCATAAGTAACTGCTATTCCTGTCTCAGTATTAGAGCCAACCATTGCACCTACTGTATCTGAAATAGTTTCAGCAAGCGTAGTTCCATTAATTGTAAGAGCATCAGTTTCAAGCGTGCCATCTACATCTACATCACCTGAAATATCTAAAGAAGCAAAAGAGCTTGTTCCTGTAGCAGTAATTGCTCCAGAACCTATTGTTCCAAGTGTAGCTATATTTTTTGAGCCATCTAAAACTACTGCTTTTGATGCTGCTGCTGTTCCAGCAGTAATTCCATCTATCATTTCTAATTCGGCTTCTGCGATAACTGCACTTCCGATTGTAAAGCCAGTTGCAGTAACTACTCCAGTACTTAAAGTTCCAGAGGTTGATAAATTTTCATTTCCGAAATCTATTGCACCACTTGAATCTGTTATAGATCCTGTGGCTATTGTCATTGTGCCATCTATTGAAATTGTGTCTGTTATCGTAGCATCATCAGTTGATGTTAAATGTTCAGCACTAAAAGTTCCTGTCGTGCTAAGATTTTCATCTCCAAAGCTTATTGCACCAGAAGAATCTGTTATAGATCCGTCAGCTAAAGTTAAGTTGCCAATCGTAGAGCCAGATGTTCCAGTAACATTACCTTCTAAATTTGCTACGATTGTTCCAGCAGTACCAGATACAATGCTTGAGGAAAATGAGGCATCTGGTATGTAGGTTAATTTAGGTGCAGATGCAGATGTACTTACATCGACTCCTAAGAAAGCTGTTTTAGCACCAGATCCAGTATGCCAATGAGGCACAATACCTAAATCAAATCCACTATCTGCGCTTGGTGCAGCACCATTCGTCAATCCCATTGCGATTGTGGCATTGTCTACTACTAGATCATCAGCTTTAATTTCAGAACTATCGCCTGTAATTAAAAGATTGCCGCTAACTGTAAGATTGCCATCAACTGATAAGTTATCTGCTACTGTAGTTTCTGAAGTAGAATGGCCTAGTGTTAATACTGTTCCAGAAATTCCTGTTCCAATTGAAACTGATTCACTACTATTTGCAGTATCTATAATTAGATAAGCATCAGAGCCTTGTTTAACTGTTAAAGCAGTTGCAGAATTATCAGATACCGCAATATTAATATCAGTACCATCAGCACTAATACTATCCAGAGCAATATCTCCTACATTAGTAATATTACCATCAGATGCACTTAAACTATCTACAGTTGTCGCACCAAAGTTTGCTGTGCTTGAGCCAATATCTATTGCACCAAATCCGCTACTAATAGCTCCCGTTGCGAGTGTTCCAACGGCAGTAATTTGAGTTTGACTTGCATCTACACCAATCACCGCACTTGAGGCAGTTAATCCTGTTCCAGCAAATAAGGTAGCTACATCGTCAATCGTTTCACGATTTGCTGGGTCACCAGATTCACCTTCATCAGAGAAAGCAATAAAGTCTCCACTTGCAATTGAATCTTCAGTTAATCCTTTAATGTCTAATTCTAAAGTAACTGCTGCGGATTCTGAGCCACTATTAGCTACTGTAATACCACCACCGCCACTATCTGCAACTGTTGCTACATAATTTCCTGTCGTATCCGTACCTAAAGCAACTGAATTTGCTTGGATAGCAGCAACTCCGCCTTCAGTTATCGTTATATCACCACTTACAGATGCGAATATTGCATCTTCTAAATTTTCAAAAGTTATTTTACCAGAGCCATCGTCCGTTGCATCTACCATCGCAATAAAGTCTGCATCAGCAATCGTTGTTTCAGTAGCTAATTCATTAAGATCTAAGGCAAAAGTAACTGTATTAGAACTTGCTGAAGTATCTACTCCTGTTCCACCAGTTAAAGTTAAAGTCTCAGAATCAAGATCAATCGCTATTGTACCAGAATCAGTTGTTAGGTCAAGATCTTCAGCGGTAACCTTTGTATCCACATAATCTTTAACTGCGGCAGAAGTAGGAATGGTTGTGTCATTGTCATTACTTGAAATACCATCACCTTCATCGACAAACTTTGTAACTGCGATTGACTCACCAGAGTCGGTTAATGTTCCGAAGCTGATTATTCCTGTAGTCGTTAGATTCTCATCACCAAATGATATACTACCATCACTATCAGTAATTGATCCATCATCTACAGTTAATGTGCCAGTAACAAAGCTACCAGCAGTTGAAGAGCCAGTTGTAGTTAAATTCTCGTTGCCAAAGCTAATTGCACCAGAGGAATCAGTGATAGAGCCATTGGCAATCGTTACATTTCCGATAGTAGAACCTGATACCTGGCTTGAAGTCTGAGCAAAGGTAACGCCCCCACCGTCTGCGATGGTTATGGCTAAATCACCATCGGTATAATCTATTGTTGCTGTCTCGATTGAACCAGCTACGTTAAAATCTCCACTAGAATCTATTGCTGCAAGTGTGCTAGAGGCATCTTTAAAGGTAATATCACCGCCATCTGCATTGATTTCTATATCACCAGCAACGTCTATGGTTAAATTTCCACTCGCTACATCTATTTCTGTAGCATCAGATAAATATATGTCGCCTTCTAAGTAAATATCTTGCCAAGCATAACTAGAACTACCTATATCATAAGTATCATCTGTCGCTGGTATAAGATTAGAATCGATAGACCCAGTAATCGTTACTGTGTCGCCACTAGCATCGCCTAGATCCACATTTCCTGTTAATGAAACATTTGCTGCTGTAACCGTACCAGTAGCAGTGATGTGTCTAAATCCTGTTATATCTTTGTTAGAATCAACAACAACCGCCTTACTCGCTGCGACTGTTCCTGCTGTTACATCGGTTGAATTTGCTCTCGATACTGCGCTGTCAATTTGAGCGCCAGTATAATCTGAATTGTAATTAGCCATTTATTTTCCCCTGTTAGTAGACTTCAATTAAAGAGGATTAGACTACACTTATATTGTCTGACCATTGGCCATGCGTTTGCAGTCGGACTGAGCTTTAAACTCTTTTCCTGGCCAGCCATTCCCCTTTAATTCAAATAAAGGTGCGCTCATTAGCTTGTTAAGATCAGTAGACCCACAAGCACATTTAGCCTTTTCATCCACTTTAGTCATGGCTTCAAAGACTTTTTCACATTTATTGCATTTATAATCGTATGTTCTAAACATAATAAGGAATGGGGGATAAATACATACCCCCCATATTGATCTCCTATTCGTAATTAAGGATTAAGGATTCTTAAATTCCTGTATTCTTCCCTCAAAAACTGTTACTGCTCCGTAAAGCATGTCTGAGACAACTTTAGTACCTAAGAAGTCAACGCTATATTCCGATTGAACTCTTGGCTCCAGCTGTCGAGCTGCGCTTACCGCACTTGGATGAAAAATGTATCCAACTTCCACGCCAGTAGAGGCTGATGACCCCATGACTGTAGAGTGAAGAACAGGCATGCCATAAAGCATTCCTATTTGACCATTCTTCAATGCAGAAGGGCCTGCACCTATCTTACTTGCATCAATAAAATCATCAATTCCAAGCATCGCTACATAAAGCGCTGGTGAAACCACGAAGTTACACTCGTTAGTGTCTACATCCGCTTCCATAAGAGTTTTCATTCCCCCACGAATCTCGGCTGCTGTAATTACGTTGTCTCCTGCTAAAGTAGTTGAATTAGTAGTCGCTGCCTCAACTCTTGATTCTATAAAAGCATCGTAAGTTTTTGCAAGGCTATAAGCCATCCCACTAACTTCTTTCTCAAAAAGTCCTGGAATTGACTGTACTGCTGCTATATCTTCTACTAATTTTGCAGCGTAACGATGCTGGTCGATCGTAAGATCGGACTTCGCATGTGTTGAAGCTGCGTATGTTACTAATGTTTCTGCTGCCTTCGCTGCATCACTTACTTCTGCTAATTTTGGAATGTGAAACACGTCCCCTCTACCTTTAACTAGACCGTTTAAAGAAGTATCCACACATTGTTCAAACACAAGATTGCGTTCTAAATATGCTTTAATTCCATCAGTCCAAATCTCAGGTATAAAATTAGCGGCAGTAGTCGTGGTGACCGAAGCGCCAGCAAAATTCTCTGATAATGCCATTCGATTTCTACCTTTCTACGCTACTTTTTAGCGTAGTTTGATAAAACCTTATTCCAATTACTTTGCCTCTGCTCTTTCGTCATCTCAGCAAAAGGGTTTACCGATCTATCGGGCATCGGTGTGGAATAAGATTCATTTGTTTTAACTGTTTGATTACTTGACCGAGTTACGAATTTCTGCAACTTTTCAGTTGGTAGATCAATCGCAAATTCTCGATCCTCGTCAGATAGTTGATTAAGAAGTTCTTTTCGCACAGATTCTTTGATCTGTAGACCTTCTTCTGCCTGAGATTTGTACTCATCTCGTTCAGACTTGTACTTGGTAGCTAGATCCTGCCACTCGTTGTTCTTCTGCATTTCTGCTTCTTCACGAGCATCGAGTTGACCTTGCAGTTCCTTTATCCTTGCTTCAGCTGCCTGCCTCTGTGTTCTGTACTTCTTCGCATCTGCGATAAGCTGTCCGACTTCAGAGGAAGTGTCGGTGCTTTCTTGAACATTAGCCTGTTCTTCGGCTTGAGCTTGCTGCTCGACTTTTACGTCCGTTTCCATAATATCTCCTATATGGTGTAAACCTTATACCCCATTCCGTTCTTACGCAACTCTTTCGTAAAGTTTCTGACCACTTGTTCTGCCATTTCTTTACCAATCATTTGTTGCTCATCTGGGGGTATAGGGTTGGTTTTTCTTGTTGTAAATCTTTTTCTCGTTTTCTTTTGATCACCTTGAAAATCCATACGTTGTGCCATAGAACCTTCTGCTGATTCATCTCCTTCAATTCCGTATGAGAAACCAGTTTTATCTGCACTAATAAACTGAAAAGCTTTTTTCATATTTCCTGACAATTTCAAATCAACTTTGCCAGAATATTTACCCAGCGCTTGCTTTTGTTTTTTATAAGCAGGCGTATAATCAGTAAAAGTATTTCCCTTGTGATCAAGTCCTTTACTAAAGATAGAGCGCTTATGCGCTTTTGTCACACGTTTACCAAGTGCAGTAAAGAAAGACTTGCTAAAAGTAAATGCTCTCTCAAGATTAATCATTGTAATACTGCTCCAAAGTTTGTGGCACTTTAAATACTCTTCTCTTTTTTGTTGCTTTAGCAGCCATCCCTTGATAAGCTACTTTAGCTTTCTGCTGTATATCCTTATTTTGAGTAGTCGGTGACAATGCAACCCATTGATGCCTACAATTAAATCCGCCACCGTCACGCAATGCGCCTGGATATTTGGCTTCTACTTGCTCCTGTGTCATCCCCCCTTCTTTCAACATCCGAATACATACTGGTCTGGTCTTAGAGTCCATTGGGCCATTGTATATTAATTTTTGCGTGGGGTTTTGCTCTAACTGTAATAAAGTAAGTGATCGTGAGTAGGTTGCCATTGAAGTGGTGATAAGCGTATCGACTTGATAGGGTTTTATAGATAAATCTCTTAACAGCATAGCACTAATGTCTTTTCGAGGCATTTTCTGAAGTACCCCTTGCACTAATGATAATCGTACCCTCTCACTAATGTCGGTAGTGTA